TGCTTTGCACTAGTCTTATTTAACTGGAAAGTGATTAATATATGAAGATTTTTTGCCTCAGGTTTGACAATATCGTTTATATCTACCATAGCCTGTTGAGCAACTAACCATGTATTATTATCAACTCTTCCAGCATCTGCTTTAAACGTGTCCAATATAAAATACTTGACACCCATACTAGAATACTTATTTATTATCTTACAAGCTAAACTTGTTGTATATCTCTGGAATGGAACAAGAATTATCTTGCCATCTTCTCTAGCATCTTTAATCCATTGAGCACATTTATATAATAAGTCTTTATGTTCCTTCTTAAAACTGCCATCTCTGACTATATATTTCTGTAAATCTTCTTTATATATATTATTAGCAACCCATACTAGCATTTCTCTTTGCCATTTTTTAAGTCCATCTTCATTAAGTATAATTACAAGAGGTTCTCCATATTTTAAACAAGATGGAATAGTAGTTGACCTAACTAACGAACTTTTTCCTGCATTTGATAATGCTCCTAACAAAGTTATATTTCCTATTAATTGACCTCCAGTCTCCTTAGTCAATATTGGCATATCATGAAAAGGTAATCCTACTGCCAATCCCTGGTCTAACTCTTCTATTAACTCATCTATTCCATCATCTAGATAATATGTTTTTACATCATCTTCAACTTTTATGAATATATCATTAAGTACAGCTGTATATTCATCATAAATATCTTGTGCTGTCATATCTACAAATTCTGCAATTCTTTCATCATCCATAGGATATTTTTCTTTTAACATGTTCAAAACTGCATTCCATTTATGTAACTCAGCAACATATCCTGGCATCTCTTTTTCAAGAACATATTCTCCTGTTGAAATTATTTGTTCATATCCACCATATTCATCATACTTTTCTTTAAGTTTAGGATGTTTCTCTAAATAAAATCCAACAGTGATTTCTTCTAATGTCTTCTTTTCTTTAATAAAAATATCATAGGCTATTTGCCAATAAACTTTCCACATATTTTCCGTGAAATCACTTAGCTCTAATGAGCCATACCCATAAAATAACTCTGGGTTCTTCCAAAATAAAGCTACGATATTGGCTTCACAAATAGTTTTGTATTCTTTTATTTTATTATAATTTTTTACAAAATCTTTCTGTTTCTGGTTCAATTTAGTCTTATTTTCTGCCATTTTCACCTATCCTCTACCACAATTTATCTAATTTTTCACTTTTTTTATTTTCACCTTTTGTCTTATATTTGGCTTGTGTATTGTTCTGATGAGACATATCAACTTCTTCTGTTTTAGCTTTTGCTTTAGCAGCCCTGGTCAACATTTTTACAGTATTATTAATTTCCCCATCAACAATTACCATGATTCCATTAAACTTATGTTTCTCATCATTGAAAATGCTTTTGTTTTTAAAGATATAGCTTTCAATCTGTTTTCTACAAAGCTTAAAAGTAAGAAGGATTATCTTATAACTATATTTAGCTTGCATTTTTACATTTTTATTTGCAATATATTTTCCCTCTGACATACCTTTAAGCCTTAATATCATATATTTTGACAATTTCATATCATCTCCGTATCCCATTATATCTGTTTTAACATATGAACATAGATTATCAAAGTCTTTCTTTTCTTTTGCTGTCATTTTCATATCAATACCTCTATAAAATTTTAGAGGAAAAATTAATTTCCTCTAAAATGTGTTCTACTTATCCTTTTATTAAAGCGATAATTTGTACAGTCTCTTCCAATGTTAATTCTTTAGGTTTCTTTCCTAAGTCTTTTAATTTTAATGCAACAGCTTTTAATTGATCTGCCATTTTAGTTTTGGACGCAGGATGTTTTATAAAGCCCTCGATTGATTTTATGTTTTTCTCCAAAGATTTTGCATCTCTAATATCTTTTTCCTTTTGAACATTAGCTCTAATCTCTTCCTCTTTTTCTTTTTCTTGAGCTTTTGCAGCATCTTCACTAGAAACCTGAGATTGAGTCTTGCTTTTATCTCTTTCAGCTTTAATAGCATTGGTCATAGCTGCAATGAATGCCTCAGCACTAAATTCAATAGTTCCAACGATCTCAGCAAATCTAGACTTAGATTCGATATTGAAATTATCATCTCTGAAAGTTATCTTACGAGCTTCACTAGAAACCTCTCCTTTGATGATTTCTTTGCCTTTTATATCTTTCTTACCTGTTCTTACTTTTACTATCTCTCTATCAATAGATGCAACAGCTAATAAGTGAAGCTTATCCTTGATTGCATTGAAGTAATTCTGCTGAACATTAGTTGTAAGAACTTCATATTCTGCTGTTGTCTCAATGTCTGTTTTAGTCTTTCTCTTAGTATGACCAACAACGAACATGCTGACTCCAACTTTTTTAAGTCTCCAAATTACATCTAAGATAAGTTCAATAGCTTTCTTCTCACCTTTTCCGAATCCACCCCATGCTGCATTAATAGATTGAGTGCGTTTTTCAGGATTAGCTCTATTCCATAATCGAATTGCTTCCGCTTCTGCAATACTAATCAACTCATCATAAGTATCATATATAACCACTTTCAATTCTTTGTAGTCAGTCATCTTATTCTCAATTATATCTTCAGCAATCTCTGATAGAGTATCCCAATCTTCAACATCTTCATACATAATATCGGCAATAGCGTCAATACCATCTTCTTTACCAATATTAAAAACTATGTATGAATCTTCTCCAGCTAATCTCTCGCAGATTTCTTTAGCTAGGGTGGTTTTACCAATACCACCCTCACCTATGAATCCAATATTATATGCCAATGGGTCAACTTTGATTACGTTCTTTTTTCCAAATTTTCTAGCCATTAATTTAATCCCCCATACCAGCTAATAAGCTATCTAGTAAATCGTCAGTCACAACTACCTCTTCTTCTGCTGAATTATCGCTAGAAGTAGATGTTGTAGTCTCATCTTCGTCATCACTATCAGGCATAAATGTTGCATAGTCAGCAAAGTCATCTTCTACAAACTTGTCAGTAATAATTGAGAACTTAGGAATTTTCTCATCTCCAACAAACTTGACCTTAGGATTTTTAATCATGAACTTCTCAGACACTTTAGCATTAGGCACAGCCTTTTCTAGAGCCTCTTCCTCTGTTAGGATCTCACACTCTACTAAATACCTTATGTCCTCTCCTAAATCATCGAGAGAGACGTTTACAGTTGACCCTGCTCTGTTGATAAATCCTTCGACAACTACTTCCCATACCTCTCCACTTTTCTTAGGTTTGAATGCTCTATTTACCAGCATCTTGCCCTTTTCAGCAGTAGGACACATAATGTAGAACAAGCTGTTAAATGTTACATTTTGTTTTACTTCAACTTGCTTTCCATCAACTCTTACTTTTCCAACATAGTCAACCACTTTAGCATATACTGGATAAGTTTCTGTGTCTTTATCATAATCATCAACACTGTCTTTAGTTATTAAAATACCTTGAGTAAACTCTGCTGTATACTTTTCTGGATCTTCTTTTGCTAAATAAATGCTTGTGATTTTTTTCTTAACTCTTACAGTATTTTCATATTGAGAATACTCAAGGTCTCCACGTACTCTTACAACCATTCCATCAGTAAGATACTCTTTAATATATGCTATCGCATCATATTCTGATAAGAATTTCTTAATGTGAAGATTGCCCTTCTCGTCATTAGCAATACCAACTCTAATGAAGCAGTTATTACCATAACTATCAAACATTGATTCCTCTAGTCGCTGATCCCAGTCAAGCTTAATTCGATCTGAGAAATCGTCAACCATCTTGCCGTCTTCTTCTTTCTTTCCATGAAGATAAACAAAGTTTTCACGGTCTGCACCATAACCACCCATCATCTCAGCATAGATTGTACCATACTCGCCACACTCAATACCTATATTCATTGAATTGTAAATCCAGTCTGAATTTTTAGATTTCTCATCAATCTTGTAGGTATACTGTTCATTGACTCTAGCTACACCATAAAGCATAAAGCTAGATTGGCTCTTTTTTAGAGCACTTTTTTCTTTACTCGCCATTTAATAATTTCTCCTTGTTTTTATTTTTATTATCTTTAGCTTCTTTATATTACCACAAATTGAGCAAAAAGTCAAGAACTTTTTTTACTTTCGTAATATTTGTCATACTTTTGTAACAACTTGGGCAAAAAAAAAAATTAATAAAT